GATTACCCATAACTGTAGGAAGTTGTCCATCCCACTTCTCGATCCAGTCCTCTTGTACAATCATAGGACTCAAAGATGCCGCAATAGTTCTGTTGTAATAAGCTTCAGCATCAGCTTTAATTCTCATAGCTTCAGCATTACCCTTAGCTTTAGCAATTGCAATCTTAGCGTTAGCATCTGCTTCCTTGATTTCATTCTCAGCCTTTAAAGCACTCTGAACAGCACGGTTCTTAGCATCAATCATTTCAGTAAGAGACTTTGGAGGTGTAATAGCTGAAGTAAACTCCTCTACTATAAATCCTTCCTGAGCCAGAGATTTTTCCAAACGACTACGAACATCAGCTTCAAATTGACCTCTGTTAGACATCAAAGAATCAGAAGTGTACTTATTAGCACAAGTTCTATAAGCTTCATAAATACAAGTTCTAATATAACCATTTTCAAGTTCCTCTACAGGCTTACGATACTTTACAAAAATATCAGCAGCTTTATCAGGATTAATACGATAAGCTAGCTGTGGATCCATAGTAAAAATAGAAGCATCCTTAGCATTTACGGTAAATGGTTCATAATTCTTTCTCTGAACCATAGTTGGATAAGTAAATACAGACTCAGTAAATGGATTATACCAAACCCATCCACGACAAGTACCTTCTACACCACCATAAGAAGCTTCATCACTAGCAATCTTCTTAAACTTGATACCAATTTCACCTGAATCTACAGTTGTACAACTTGTAAACATAAACATCATTGCTGCGAACAGCATCATAAAATACTTTTTCATTTTAATAATATTTTTTTAATAAATTAATAACATTAGGAGATACATAATTAGCTAACTTTTCATCAGAATAATATGCATCCATTTTATTTCTAGTTCTTAACATTTCTCTAATAGAACTAGATGAAATAGAATTTCTTGGTCTATCTACTACAAGAAAATTATAATCTTCAATTATCTTTCCACCATGCATCCAATCTGGAATAGATTTCATAGTATCCTCCCCACATAAAACAAATACTTCATCATTACAATATTGTGTTTTTAGAGCATGTAAAGTAGCATAACTATAATAAGGAGGAATAAGTTTTTCCTCTATTTTATTAATAGAAATCCAATTTGTCAATCTAGATACTCCACAAGTAAAATATCCATTAGGTTTAGGAATCATAGTAGCTACAGCACTTCGGGCGATTATCTCACATCTAGAATTTAAAGGAATAGGTTTATCCTCTTTCCAAGGATTTTGCATTGTTGGAACTATAACAACTTTATCCATATTAAAGTCACATAAAGCAGTTTTAATTACTTCTAAATGACCATTATGAAACGGATTAAATGAGCCTAGATATAATGCAATTTTCATATTAATAAGGCAATCCTTCGTTTAATAAAGCATCTATTTCATCTTTATTTCTTTTTTTAGAAGAACCAGTTAAAAGAATTTTTGAACCACAATCAGGGCATATAATCCAACTGTTTCCATCCATTCTTTTTTCAGTTATAACATCTTCTTGTTCATATTGTAATTTAGCCTTACAATTTGGACAAGTAATTTTCCTTACTCCGTGTTCTAATACTTTAATCATAACATAAAATAATTTTTAAGAGTTTCATATTCTCCATTTAAGAACTTCTCTCTAATTAAAGAATATTGTTTATTAAGTCCTTCTATTCTCCCTTCTAGAAATTCTATCCTTTTATCTTTTTCATCACATACTTCTTTTATAGTATGTAATAAATCATTAAAAGTACTCATATTTTAAAGTTATTGAATAGTTGTTTCACAATCCTAATTCTTCTTTATTTGGATAAATAGGTTGAGGTAATCTTTTGAAAGCAGAGTTCTGATGTCTAGCCATTACTGAATCAACTCCTTGTTCATTATAAGAATCAATGAGTCTAATGTATTCGTTAGCTTTCTCTGTTTCATCTTCTATGTTACTAAAATACATAGTCTTGAGGACATCATCAACCTGATTATAATTATCTAATCCAAACTGAGCACAATCACCTCCAGACATTACACCATTACCATCTGTTGGAGTTAAATTCATGGAATCTTTTAATGCAACCATTTTAGGCCACCATATTCCATTTATATCAACTTCATATTTATTAGAATCTAATGCTGCATTATGTTGACATTCATCTATTAAATATTTAGCTAATTCATAAACTTCAGTTTTCCAAAGATAAATGAGTCCACAATTTAAATCCCCCACATCTCCATGAATAGTCCAGAAACCTAACTCATGTTCTGTTCTATTATCAGTATCAAGAACGCAACCCCTGTGAATAGAAGCTAAATTATAGAGATACATCATACGAAGACGAGCTTTGACATTACCTAATTGAAGAGGATTCATTTTACCTTCATTAAGTTCAAATTCATCAGCTACTTTAGCATACATCCATTCAATTGGAACTTTTTTAAAATCATCACAAAAAGCTTGACCAACTAAATCAGCAGTAGTAATTTCTTCAGGATTATTTGAATGTGCTGGAAGACTTCTACCAATTAATTTAGCTCCTGTCTTTTTACAGGCTTCAGAAGCTAAGGCAGCAACGACTGTAGAGTCGATGCCACCACTAATTCCCAATATTAGAGATTGTAATTTATTTTTTTCAATATAACTAGTTAAATAGTTAATTGATTTCTCTGTAAATAATTTATAATCCATTAGTCTAATTTTTCAATAGTGAATGTTCGTTTATTTAAATCAATAGTATACAAGTATTCTGCATCACTAGGAATTCCTTCTACCATTTGAAATTCACAATTAACTAATACTTTAAATAAATCAAAATTATCGAAATCTAAAAATTCTATTAAATCTTTTCCTAATCCTGAGGGATAACCATCACCATTCCTATAGAGAAATAATTCTTCATCATTTCTCTTTATTACAACACTAGCTCTAGTCATTTTTTTGCATATCTAAATTGCCATTTACAATGTGGACATTCAAAGACTTCACCATCTTCATCCTTAGCATTTGCAATGTTTATTTCAACATTACATTCACATTTTGGACATTTAATTATAGTCATATTATTCAGTTTTACAAGTTATCTCATATTTCTGAAATTTTGGCTCACTATTAGTATAAGTGATTTGAGGCCAATAAGGAGTAATTAGAGGTTGATAAGGAGGATAATTATTAACAATAGTTTTATTAAATAAATCCTCTATTAATTGTACAGCTTCATCCTCATTGAATCCTCCTTTAGAATATGTTCTTAATACAATTCTTAAACTTTCTTGATTCATATTTAATTTTTATTATATTCAGGAGCATTATCATATACTCTATCAGAAATTTCAATTCCTAATTGATATTTAGCAATTTCAAACTCTTTATCATCTCCTAAGTGTTTACCTAAATCATCGGAAATTTTGATACATTTTCTCCATTCCTGATTCTTATTAAGTCTACACTTAGATAATTTCATAACAATATTAGCAGCTTTGAACTCAGTATCATTAGTAAGATTAGTTCCTATACCTGCAGATACACGAATTCTTCCCTTAAAATATTTAGCAATATCTAGATATTTAGAGAATGTAAGAGCATTACTAAATACAATAGTTTTAGTAGTTGGATCAATACCAAGTTCCTTATATCTATCAATTACCATATTTCCTATTTGATATTCATCACCAGAATCTTGTCGAACACCATCAAACAATTTAGCAAACTTAAGAGACATATTCTTAAGACCTACTTTTGATGTATAAGTATCCATTAAGAAGATTCCTAGATTTCCATCATATGTACGAACCCAATCTCTCATTCCGAGATAATTAGCCTCTTGATATCCCCAAGAAGCACCATGAAACATAATCCACTCATGTGGGAAGGTACCAATAGGAGTCATTCCATACTTCATAGCAAAGTATACATTAGAGGTACCTACACAATTAATAGGACACTTCTCTTTTAAACGCTCCACAATAAGCTCATGCAAATTTGCAGAATAACGTCTACGAGTTCCAAACTCAGAGAATTTCAATCCATGTTCATTGGCTAAGTTAATCTTAGTGTCAAGCTTGTCAATAGCTTCTGACACATTAACAGTACCTTGTGAACGTGAATATAATTCAGAAACTATTGCAAGAATAGGAACCTCATAAAGTGTAACTTTATATAGATTATCTGTTACCTCAATATGAAGATGTCCTTCATCATCGAGCCAACAAATAATCTTATCCATATCAAAATGGAATTGAGATAGCCATTCCCAATAAATTAAAGGAATGTAAGGGATACGGCTAATACACCATCTCTTTTCTGCTAAAGTAAGTGCTAAATTAGTTAATTTAGCAAACTCCATTCTAAGAGTCTCAATAAACTCTTTAGAATGAACTACTTTGTTTCTATCACAAAAAGTAAATGTTCCCTCAGCTTCGGGATAGAGCTTCATATAAGCATATGAAGTACTAAATTTATACAAGTCTGTATCTAAAATACTAAAAATCATAATTTATTTTTTTTAATCCCACAATTCTTCAATATGCCAATCTAAATATTTCCAAAACAATCTTTTAGCTTTTTCTTCTCTAACTGTAGGCAAATAATACATCTCCAATCTATGTTTTTGAATAAACTCTAAATGTTTTGGAGTAAAGAATCTATGAACATTTCTGGTATTTACATAAGTATGTAAATCGGATCCTAATATAATATTAGTTTTATATCCAGCATGAAGAATATTTATAAGTTTATTACAAATATCTCCATACCGTTTTTCATTTTCTACTATGTTATGTGACCAAAAATATTCTCTCATCTTTTTTAACTTAAATTCTATTAAGTCTAAAAAGAAATCATAATCCCAGTCTTGGTCATCTTTAAGAACAGGGTGGTAAGAGAATACTCTCTCCCATCCCTTTAGCTCTTTTAAAGATTTGCATTGATTAATCCTATCACAAAGTTGTTGTTTTTTAACCTTTATAGGATTTTTATGTTTCTTCGATAATGATTTGATCATGATTAAATGCCCATTTATAGTTGTTTACTTCATCAATAGGAATCCATTTAATATCAGAAACTTCTTTAAATTCAGAGTTTTTATCGGTAAGCTTAATATCTTCAATAGGATCTTTTATAGTACAACGAAATCTAAAGGTAACATTCTGTCGTTTGTCTTCCTCTGGAATATCATTTAT